TAGGTAGCTTGTAGCACATAGCAATATTCCACAAATGAAACGAAAGCAAATGGTTGGATAGTTGTGTGTTACAAGCTATCTATACGTACGTAGCTTACAGTCCAGACACAACATACGAAAGTATTGTTTGTTTCATGCCCAAATCTGGACTGTGAGGTATGTACCAAAGCAATGCAGAAGGAAGATTGTACGTAGCCCTGTTCATATCCTTCCTTCTGTCGTTGCTTAATACACACTCAACGACAGAAGAAAGGACTGTTATGAAACATATAGAAATACAAAAACAACCTATAAAAATATATAGAATACAAGTTGCTTATTCTAATATTGATAGCCATGGAGATAAACCATTCTTTGAAGAACCAGATGTATGGGAAATCGATATACCAGCTACTAATAGTATAGAAGCAATAGTAAATAGTAAAAAAGTTATTGATGTATGCAGAGCAGAAACAATGACTGATATATTTACTGGTGTATTTGATGTAAATGAGAAATATACACTTAATGAAATTATGGATTTAATAAATCATGCAGAACATGCTGGTATATATAAATCCTGGTTAATGATGGAACCTACTTCTATTCAATGTACATTAAAAGATGACGTTGAAAAACTAAAAGATATGACAATTACTAATCTTAGTAAGTCAATGTCTGCAGTAGGTGATGAGGCAGAAAACTATTTAAAGGAGATAGATAATGACAATGCCTAACGAAATGCGTGCTTCTGTACCACCTAGTCCACAAAATAATAGAAAAGGTAAATCACCAACTCTATTAACAAATGACAAAGTTAAAATACTTTTGTCATCACCAAATACCTGGTACATAATAGGTACTAAGGATAAATGGATTAGTGGTGTTAAAGCAAATATAGAGTCTATGACTCAAAAAAATATATCTCAACTTAAAGATAAAGGTAAGTTTGAGATAGTACAAAGAAAAAATGATTTAGGTACTATTGATATATATTGTCAATGGATACCTAATGAGGAAATAATATAGAAAGGAAAACAATGTCAGAAACTGATTGTTGGAAATTAATACAATCTGTATTAGGTAGGTCAAGACGTGTATTACTCTTTGGCCCTCCAGGTACAGGTAAAACATATAGTGCTGTTAAACAAGGCACACCATTGGATATGGATGGTAAACCAAACGTATATCAAATAACCATGACAGAAGATACTGCTTCTGCTAACTTAGAAGGTTTTTACAAACCTAGTGCAGATGGTGGTTTTCAATGGCATGATGGTATTGCAATACAAGCATGGCGTAATGGCGGTAGATTGGTAATCAATGAGATTGACCATGCATCACCAGATGCTATGACATTCTTGCATGCTATATTGGATGACCAAGACATAGCTATGTTGACACTAAACAATGATACTAAGGAAACTGTGAGACCTGCTGAAGGTTTTCAAGTTGTTGCTACAACTAACAGTCCACCAGAATCATTGCCACTTGCGTTGAAAGATAGATTCCCTGTAAAAATCTATGTCGATAGTATACATCCAACTGCAATGCAACAGTTCCCAGAAGAATGGCACAATGTCATTAGCGAAACAACACTAGTTGACGACCCAGAAGAACGTATTTCTGTACGTTCATGGAAAGAGTTCTTTGATTTACAAGACAAAGGATTTACAGTTGAAACAGCTGGTAGATTAGTATTCGGTGAAAAGTCTGCAGAACTTGTTGACGCAATACAACTTAGTCAGGTTGACTAATGTATAGTAAAAAAGCTTATCCATATCCAGAAATTGTAACTGGTGATAAATGGCATGTACTTGAAACTACAGACCATGATTCTCAAGCTAGAACAGATAATCTAAACAAACAGATGTATGTTCCTATGGATAGGGAATGTGAATATTGTGGTGTCAATCACAGCAGAATGATTCGTAGACACGAGTTAGGTCATGCTAAATGGTCACCTAAAACTATGGGTAAGCTTATGCGTGGTACACGTGCAGATGCTATACATGCACTAGAAGAAGTTCGTATTAATTATTTGTTAGAATATAAAGCAAATTTACCTATGGATGAAATTATAGTGTGTCGTGAAGAAGCAGAAAGTAAAATACAGCAGCTAATCTTTACTGGTTCAGTTGCTGATATTATATTGTTTCTTTTGGCTAGTTATACATTAACTAAGAATAGAAAAAACAATTATGAATATGGTGAACTATTTGCAATAGCTAAAAATTATTTAAATAAAGCAGACCAAAGTAGTGACATTACTGATTTACGTAAAGCACAACTTAAGTTTGCTATTAGCACAGCAGAAACTTATATACGTATGTTAATTACACATAAATGGAATCAAACACCTAGTTATCGTAAAGTACAAAAACTAGCAGAAAAATTATCAATTATTCTTAATGAATTTATTGATAAACCTAAACCAGATGAAGTTAGAACTTCTAAACAACAAGGTCAAGGTACTAAGTTAGAAGATTGTACTAATGCAAATGAAGATGGTGAAACTTGTAATGATGAAACTAAATGCGAACCTTGTGAAGAAAAACAAGCTGAGCAATATGAATCAAATACTGGTGATTCTGATATAGATAATCTAGAAAAACGTATGCGTAAACAACTTGTAGAACAAATGACATATAGAAGTACTGATGGCATAGGTAAGTGGGGTGACATGCAAATACATGAACCATCATTAACTGTTAATTTACAAGGTAGACTAAAGAACAGCAGACAATATCGTGCATCTGACTTTGGTTACAATCCTAAGTACATTAACAGATACTGTATCGACAAGAAAATATTCAAACAAAAACAGAATGTTAAAGGCGGTACAATTCTTATAGATGTATCAGGTTCTATGGACTTTGATGGTCAAGATATACTAGATATTATGCAATTATTACCTGCAGTAAACATTGCTATGTACAATGGTTCTTACAATTCAGGTGATTTACATGTTATTGCTAGAAATGGTATGCGTGTTGATGATAGATATCTTTCTAAACACAGTGGTAGAGGCAATGTTGTAGATGGCCCTGCATTACGTTGGTTAGCTACTATGCCAGCAAGACGTATATGGGTTAGTGACATGTATGTATTCGGTTCAAGTACTGGTGGTTCTTCTAGTGGTTTTAACTTGCTTAAAGAATGCTATGACATATGTACACAAAACAAAATTATAAACCTCAAAGATATTGAGGAAGTAAAGGAACATGCACTTAAATTAAATACAGTGCTATAGTGGTATGGATACAGTAAAGACGCAAGTCTGTTGGTGTCCCTTTCCACTAATTAAAGCTGTACTCAGTAGCAGAATAGAGTGCAGGGAGAACCTGCAACGGGTACAACCTCAAAAGTCAACAATCAACCTATAGTGAACACTGCTACGCATACCAAACGAGTTGCACGGTAGCGTAGGACGAAGCGAGGAACGCACATCTGAGTGCGGACGAAGCGAGGAACAAGCTGGAGTGTCAACGAGTATTACTATTGGACTATATTATTAGATACTTGTATAAATAATAAATGAATCTATAATGAAACCTATGATAGATATAGAACAACTGTTGACTGAAGCAGAGACAGGAAAAGTTAATCGTGTATCAGAAAGAATTACTGATGAAGCTAAACCATTTTGGAATGGTATAGAAGAAAGAGTTCTAGCTGGTCGACCAATAAAACCATTTGTTGTAAGCAGGTTGCTTAAAGAACATTATGGTATCAAAATTAGTGAAACTGCAATACGCAATCACTTTGCACATCTTATAGACAATGCCGAATAATAAAGATATAGAAAAACTTTTGGCTGAGGCAGAGTCTATAAAGATTCAAGAACTAAAAGCAGATAATCTTAAATTACTTAAATCATTAGAAAAAGCTAAAAATAAAAAAGCTGATATGATTGAAGCAGTTTATCAAGCTGTATCTACCAATTTACGTACATGGGATAAACCAAATATTCCTAAACCTAAATTACATAAAGCAAATAAAAATGCAGAGGTAGCGATAGCTGTATTATCTGATGTACAACTAGCGAAAGTAACGCCAGATTACAACACAAAAGTAGCTGAAGAACGTGTAATTGAATATGCAAATAAGATAGTTGAATTGACAAATGTTCAACGTTCTGCACATCCAGTTAATAAATGCGTAGTGTTAGCTGCTGGTGATATTGTAGAAGGTGAGCTAATATTTCCTGGTCAAACACATCTTATAGATGCTTCATTATATAACCAAGTAACTATTGACGGTCCTAGAATATTGACACAATTCTTTGACATATTACTTGCTAATTTTAATGAAGTAGAAGTTCATTGGGTTATAGGTAACCATGGCAGCTTAGGTGGTCGTGCAAGAAAAGACTATCATCCTGATAGTAATGCAGACAGAATGCTAGGCAAGATAATGTCAATGATATATAGAGATGAAAAAAGAATGTCATGGACAATACCTGATAGCGAAGGTGATAACCATTGGTTCGACATTGCAGATGTTGGCGAAGGATGTAAATTCTTTGTATGGCATGGCGATAATGTTAGAGGCCATAGTGGTTTTCCATGGTATGGTTTTGGTAAAAAATTATTAGGTTGGAAAGCATTAGCATCAAGAGGGTTAATGCCTGATTTTGATTATGCAATTGCTGGACACTTCCATACACCTACAACAATGTATGTTAATGATATACGTTTATGGGTAAATGGTAGTACTGAAAGCTATAATACTTATGCATTAGAACAATTAGCGTCAATGGGTAGACCATGTCAATGGCTGCTATTTGCTAAACCTAATCATGGTGTTACAGCAGAATACTTAGTAAAACTTACTGAAAGTAATAAATAAATAGGTATAATGTATAGTATGAAAGACTTAATTGTCAAGTCTAAATGGAAATTAAGTAGTATAGAATACAGTGGTTTAGGTGATAAACCATACTTTATACTAAATAATGACCAAGGCGAAACTAAGTTAGTACCACTTGAACGTGGTGTGCATAACTTACGCAGGCTATTAGACTTAGAAGAAGAGTAATTCATTGCCTTCCGCTTCGACTACGCGCTAAGCGTCAGGCAATACAATAAGAAAGGAATGTTATGAACAATAACGTTGATTTACTATCCCCTTTTCCACAGGAGATAGTTAGAAAAGCACCAGCTGGTAAGTTTGGTGATTACGTACCACACGCACATTATGTAGAAAGACTACGTGATAGTGGTGTTACATACACATGGGCATGTGAACCAGTGTACGGTACATACAATGGAGAGAAAAGAATAGTCGGTGCTAAAGGAACTATAACCATAGAAGGTATGGGTAGTTACGATGGCTTCGGTGACGTTGATACCTTCAAGCTAGGCAATGCCAAGTTTAATGATGGTACTAACTTAAAAGACGCTGAGTCAGATGCATTTAAACGTGCATGTATGAGATTTGGCCTTGGTGTAGAACTATGGTCAGGCAGTAAACAATCAGAAGAAGAGGCTACATCAGTAGCACCTGATGGTTACACTCAGGAAATGGCTGACAAAGATGCCAAAGTTGAAGTAACTAAGGTTGATATGCGTAAGAAAGAAAACAAACTATCAGTTGAAGATAAAGCTGCACATAATGCAATCATGGATAGTATTTTAGGTACTCAAGCATGAGTCAAGATGTACAGTTTATAGCAGAGACAGTGCAAGGTATGACTGCTAATGTAGAATCACCAGAGACTCTTAACAAGATACTCGGTTCTGCAAATCAGTATGCACAACTAAGGAAGTTACCTGCAGACAAAACAACATGGACAGATGAACAGCTAGATATGTATTTTAATTACATAGAAAAACTTGTTGATATGCCTACTGTTGTTACGCAAGAATCTTTTGACAGTATGTCAATAGAAGAAAAGCTTAATGCTGTAGGACTTGAAGTAAACGATAGCACAGAGCCAGGTGTACAACCAGTTGGTGACGTGCTGGGAGGAGTTGTTAAAAAGATGGAACAACAGAATAAATATCGTGATGACCTTAAATGTCCATTCTGTGGACAGATGGTGTACGATAATCGTAACAGTAAACGGTCAGATAAAAGTCCAGACTTTACCTGCAGCACTAATGACCCTGTAATATGCGGAGGACATAGTGGGAAATGGCGTAAGTCTTGGTGGTTAGATAACAGTGATATACCTGCAGAGTGGGGTATTGAATGATACCAGAATACTTTAGAGGTACTAAAGTACCTGCATATATCAAATCAAAAACACAACTTGTAGCTTGGGTATTTACCGAGTTTATAAACAGTGAACCAATTAGTAATTGGGAGTTTGTGGCAGAACTACATTGCCACAGGTTTGGTGGAATAATACATAATCTTAGAGCAGAAGGTTATGAAATTACTACTTTACCTAGTAAGAAACGTGGGTTAGTACATTACTACTGTACAAAATTACCTACTAAGAAAGCTGCTACCATTAGCTAATGATAGAAGTATTAGTCGGTTGTATGATACCTCTGTTGATTACAACCGATACATTACCAGAGTACAGGGACTGTATGGAAGTGACTTCTAAAGTCGAACATGTGTTGGAACATACAGACCTTGTACAAAGGTACTTTAAGGAGGACGACATCTTGCAAGCACTAAATGTAATTTACTGTGAAAGTTCAGGAAAACCTGATGCAGTAGGCAAGAACACAAATGGTACTGCAGATGTTGGACTCTGGCAATTTAATGATGACACATGGGCTTGGTTAAAACCTAAGCTTAGTATAGTTAGTAATAGAACTGATAAAGAAGTATCTACAGCAGTGGCTTCTTGGTTAGTTTATAATGACGGTTGGCATCATTGGAACAGTAGTAAACACTGCTGGAAGGGATATAACAATGAAATGTTGTGGTTACAAACTACAAAAAGTATGCGTAGTAACTGACCAAGTTTACTGTGATTACTGTGAGAAAGTATGGGGTCACGTAGATGAGTTTATTTAATAACGCAAGAAAAAATATTAATGACATTCTTAATTTGCAATGTGATATATGTGGCAAAGCATACTTCACTAATTTTACAAGAATTAAATATTGTGACGAATGTATTAATGATTTAGAAAAGGAGTTAGAAAATGGCATCCCAGAAAATTGATATAAACAAAATAAATATATTTAATAATCCTAAGTTTATGAAAGTATGGGCAAAGCAATTTGACCAGGCATGTGGTAGTGATGTGTTTAACATACCACCAGACATGGCAAAGCTTAGGTTTTTAATGGATAAGTTTGTCGTAGATTACAACTTTCATCTAGGACAATTAGAGGAGGAATAATGCAAACTAAATTTGCATCTAAAGAAGCTGTATACCACAGAACACCTAAAGAATATACACAACGATTTAGAAGGTGGACAAATAAAAAAATAAAATTAGCTGCAAGTCTTGATAGATTTGGAGGTAAACGTTTACTAGGAGTAACAGATAATAATACACCTATATGGGTTAGTTATAGTATTGACAGAGAAACATTAACATGTGACATAACACTATCTCATTCAATGAATACTATACGTAAATCTAAGTTATGTCCTAGACGTATTACTGTAGCTACAGGTGAAAACTTTACACTGATAGACAATGCTATGCGACCAACAAGTAAACCTGACCATGGTGAAGTAACACAACGTACATTAGATTACATAGAAAAACTAATGTCATACAATGAATCAAAGATATATTATGAAGATAATAAATGTACAACAGGTATGTTTATGAAGATATCTAATACAATATACGAAGGTTCACCAGATAACTTACGAGTTAGGTGGCTTGATGTAATGAAAGCCTGGAATTTACCAAAAGGAAAGTACTTTAATATCTAATGAATAACAATACATACAGACCTTTGCCTAGTTATATGACTATTAAAAAGTCACCTATAGATGGCTTAGGTTTGTTTACACTTAAAGCAATAAAAGATTTAGAAACTTCTTTAGGTGTAACACATGTATGGTACGAAGAAGTAGGAGAAGTATTTCGTACACCTTTAGGAGGTTTTATTAATCATAGTGAAACACCTAACTGTGAAATTAAAAGATTCGATGGCACAATAGTCAGTCATTTGTTCCCTATTAAACCTATAAAAGCAGGAGAGGAGATTACATTAAAATATACAATGTATAAAGTATGATGGAAAGTTTATCACCAATAAGAGAAGAAGCTCTTAAAAGGGCTGGAGGACGCTGTGAATGGGCGTATTGTAACGATAATAAATGGTTAGAGCTAGCTCATATACAAGGTATAGGTATGGGTGGTAGTAAGTCACGTAAGTTTGATTTAAATAATGTGGCAATATTATGTAAATGGCACCATGATATATATGATGGAAGGCAATCTAGTGGACATAGTAAAGCCTACAGAGATTTACTTAAAGGTTTTTTAAAAAGAGAATTTAACGATTAAAAAGTCTTAGCGACCTAGTTTATTTTTTTTGCCTATAGGATATTTACCATATGCTTTTGAACGCAAATCAGCAAGAGAAGGTTTTACTTTTTGACCAGTAACTTTACCTTTCATAAGCTTGCTATATTGTTTATCAAATTGTGATTCTACTTTACGATAACCTGCAGCTTTTTCTCTAGCCCATTTTTCATCATTAAATATATCTATATAACTACTGTTAGCTATAGCATTAGCCCAACTTTCATATTGAGTAGCTTGAGTATCAGCTTTTTTAGTTAACATTTTAGCTTGATATTGTCTACGTTTTAATTCTGTTTTACCAAGTCCAGCATAACCTTGACCTGTAGCTCTAAGTGTAGCTATATTTTCTAAATATTGTTTTTTAGTTTTAGCCATTATGGATTTAACTTTGTTTTATTGTTGCTAGGATTTCTATCTTGCCAAAGAGGAAGACCTGTACCAGTATGAAACTGTGTACCTTCAGGACCTAATGCACGTTTAACACCTTTATAAATACCTTCAGCAGCAATTAATCCTAAACCAACTAAGTTTATACCTTTAGATATTTTTGCAGCTTTAGCTAAGTTTTGTTGATGCATTAACATTCTTACTCCAGTAGGAGTTTCTTTATGACTAGCTATTATTTTGTATAAGTCTCTACCTATTGCACCACCAACTCTGTTTTGTTGTAAACCAACAGGTCTTCCTGTTGCTGGAATTTTATAAGAACTACCTATTCGAGCAGTACTTTTTATAACAGGTTTATTTAATCCACGTGTATTACCTACAACTTTACCTTGCGGACCAACCTTACCTTGCGGATTACCTATAGTAGGTGTGTTTGGTTTAGCAGACCATGAACTTCTATATTTAGTATCGTATACAGTTTTTTTATCTGATATTTTTCTAAAAGGTGTTATGTATTCGCTAACCATTTTTACTTACTTACTTTTTTAACAGGTTTAACTAATTGTTTTTTAGCAAACTCTTTAACAACTACTAACGCTGCTGCACCACCTGATAACGCAGCTAACTGTAAAGCCTCTGCATCTACACCAACTAATGGAGCAACTGTCAATGCAGATATAAATGCTTCAACAAATGTCCATACAGTTTTTTCTAATATAACTTTATATTCAGCATTCATTATTTAAAATAATCCTCTTCTTTTTTATTACGATTTACTAATCCTGAGTATAACATTAATCCTGCTGAGATGTTAGGATTTCTTTTTGCAAAATTACTAGCGATTATAGCAGCACTTGCAGCTGCTTTTTTAATAAGAGCTGGGTCTGCTTTAGCTAAATTGTCTACTACTTGTCCTGCATCAGCTATTAATGTTTTTAAAATTTTTGGATAAGCTTCTTCATATTTTTTAACGTATGATTTTGATTGCTTTATGTCACCTAAATCTGTAGCTTTAACTGAAGATGCTGGTTTGTTTACTCCTAATGGAGAACCTGGGTCTGGTGCGCCTCTAGT